TCCGCTGGCGGACTGAATTTTTGAAAAAGGTTACAGGGCAGGTAACAAAAGACTGCCCGGCGGCCAAGAATCAGACGCCCTTTTCATCCCGCCATATGATGCGCCGCACCCATCGTACGCGGTCGAGCCGCCGTATCGTCATGGCTTCTAACTCGGCAATGGACGGATAGGCCGTGTCAATTTCCGGTCGCGCGCCGGGCTCGCATCGCTCGCAATGCATCCGGTATTCCAGATCATCAATGGGGATATCCCCGAAAAGCTGTAGCAGGTCGGCGGGCCGATAGAACCGGGTGTTCTTGTGCCGCTTGCATGTCACGCGAATAAGGGCACCGCGCTGGCCCGCGTGTGCCAGCGTGAAGGCACCTTTGCGCTTCGGGTAGTATTGCTCCGGCATAAGGAACAAAATAAGAACATGCTTGGCGGCCGGTCAAGCAGGCACGGTGCATTGGCCTGATTTTCTGCTAGGAACTTTACGGGGTAACTTTCTGGGTAAGCACTATGGAACTACGGGCGCACTTTGACGACATCATCGTGAAAGAATTTTATCACGGACGGTATAAAAATCCTGGTGATCGTAAGGAAAAAGAAATTGAGGGCATGAATGCTCGATATAGGAAATTCGAAAAGCTATTAGATAGCGATGCGGATTTCTATATTCTTCACCAGTCCGTAAATATTACTGCAGCTTGGTTTAGCATGTTATCGGCAGCAATTATTGAAGACTTAGGCGATAAAGATGATGGTTTGGAGACGTATGACGAACAGATCGTCGGATTGGCGTTTTTCTCCCGTCTTGCAAGTGATCTTTGGGCTATTATCGAGTTAGTGGAATTTGGGTTTGACCTACAGGCAAGAGCGCTTACGCGGAGCTACCTTGAACATATTGACGTTTTGATTTGTTGCATTGATGACAGATCGTTAACCGGGGAATTTATACAGGCGTTCGAACCGGAAGACGCTAACGCGTTCTGGCATCGCCACGTCAGCAAAAATAGAGCCAAGGCCAAGGTCGCGAGCATAATCGGATCGAAGATCGGTCGGTCGGATTATCCGATTGTGGATTTGCTTCGCGAGGATGCGGACTTAGCGGGTTCTATATTGCTGCACCCGACGATGATGGCTGGCTTCATGGCGGCATTTGGCAATGAAGACGGGGATTACGAATCATACCCTATTTTTCCCACGCCGCTTCCGGCATCGGTCGGCGTATTTCGAACGATCCTTATACATCACCTATGGCTGTCGTTTGTTATGGGGCCGCTCCCGAAGATAACGTCTGGGGATTGGCGCCAACTGGTTCGCACCGAGCGGTTATTGGACAACAAAGAACTGGACAAACTTGCCCGCCTGCATTGGCGGATGCTCCAGTTTCTTTTGGATAATAAGCTTTTAATGAAACCCGACGATGAACCTTAGTGGTCGTCGATTGACTGTTTGCGAAATCAGGATTCCAATGCGGCCGCCAGCCTTGCGGGGCGGCGGACGGTGGGGCTGGCAGCATGAATATTATCATCTATGGCATCGGCCTGTTTGTGGCCTTCCATATTGCTGTCTTTGCCATCGCCAAGGTGCGGTGGCTCTATCTGCGCTGGCGTTACGAATGGGCGCGGGAAATGGATCGGGACTATCGAGAACAAGCGCTTCGTGAAAAGCGGCCGAAGAACACGTCGTTCGACTGGTAAAAGAGGGGAGGCGGCCCCGTTGGGCCGCCGGTTTCCCTGTCAGGCAATTAGGCATTCATGCATTGCCTTGATCAAAGCGTCGTCGTCGGCATGCTCTTGGAGCATCTGACGAACCGTTGTGTAAACGGGGTTGCCGTCATCATCCGCGCCAATCGCAATTTCATGTTCAAGTCCGACGGGGCCGCTATGCGAGCCAATATCTGCCATGTCGGGTATTCCCGGTTCGGTCGCAGGGATCATTCGTAGCCGTGGGGAAGTGGCCACCGGCGTGCGCCGCGCTTCGTCCAGCATCCTTTCGATTTCATCGGACACGGAAGGCGACGACACGGGCCTATCTATAGGGCGCAGATCATCGCTGCCCATGCCGGTTCGATCAAGCAGGGATTGAACGCCGCCGGATCGCCGGGCATTCGGCACGGCTTCCGCGATAGCATCGACCATCCGCGCGCGCACAAGGCGCATATGGCTTGCCGCCGCAGTGGCGCTTTCCTGCTTTTCTAGTGTTGCGCGTAGCTTCTTCCATTCCGTTTCTAAAGCGCCGCGTTCCCGAGCAAGTTTGCCCTGCGCTTCCGCAATCTCGGGGTCCACAACGTAGGGAAGGGCCAACAAATCAGACCCATTGCCGCTCTCTGATATGCTGCGCGGCTCTAAGCCGAGGGCGTCATTGATGCCCTTTGAAAGAAAGACGCGATCACCTTTCACATTCAGATCATTTTGCGCGGCGCGGTTTCCCTCGAAAGCGGAAGCGAGCCGCCGCTGTTCTTCCTCCATAGTGCGGTTGCCATTGGCCGCTGCGAACGTATCGTGCGCCGCCGCAGCATCAGCGTCGGCTTTCGCAATTTCAGCCGTGATGCTGGACAGCGCGGCGTTGGCGCGGTCCATTTCGGGCGTGGCCGGCACGGTATCGAACAGATTGGCCAGTGGCTTTGCCGTGTCGGTGAACAGGGCATCGGCGTCACGTGAGGCGAGGGGCGCGATTGGGAACTTGTCACCGCCTACCACCGGATCGACCAGGCGCCCGGCTACAGGACGCTGATTAAGCGGCACGTCGCGGGCAAGGGCGTCGAGAACATCGGCCGTGTGCATCCCTTCGGCAATCCGGCTCGGGCCGTAGGGCGACGGGCCAATGGCGTTTTCCGCCTCTTGCGCCACCGCGCCGGCCGTAATGTCGGGGGCCTGCGCCCCGAAGCGGCGTGCGATGGCACCGAAGCCATGGGCGATAGCCTCGCCGCCGGCCCGGAAGACGCCAGCGCCGATGCCAGTTTCGGCCGATTGCTCCAATTCCTCGCCGAACGTCGGCGCTTTGCCAGTGAGTAATTGCTGGTTTTCCGCTGCCCCGGTAAGCAGATCGACCATATGAGAAATGCCCTGTATCCCCATGTCGGCCACGACGCGCGCAATCATCGTCTTGCCGGGGCCGCCAAGGGCTAGTGAGGCGAGGTTCACCGGATCACGGTATGTCATGCTGCCGGCAGCGCCGCCGAGGAGGCTACCGACCATGCCGCCGACGGACGCGGTGTTGTAGATAGTCGCTGCATTCCCAACGTCCTGTTGGGCGTTCTGCTGGACCTGTTTAAACATCTGGTCATAGGTCAACAGGCCATGGGTGGCGGCCAGCTCGTCATAGCGCTGCATCTGGTCTTGCGCCGCCGTAACGAATGCCTGCTGCTCGGCATTAAGCTGGTCGCCGTTAAGGTTGTGCATGATTGCGAATTGGTGGCTGGCGGATAGATCGCCGCTCGACCAAGCGCCGGGGAACAGCGGCGACATGCGCTCTCCGGTGAGGCTGTAGAGCTTATCAAGCTGCCGCTGTTCGAGGTTCGACATATCTTCATCCGCGCCCAAGGCGCTGTTGACGTGCGCCTGTTCGGTATAGGCCGCCTCGAAATTTTGCAGGAAGCCCGTTCGCGGGCCGGCCGATCCTTCCGTATCGGCCGGAATTGCGAAATCGTCTTCGGTATCACCCATCATGAAGGTCATTTTCTTGTCTTTCCGCGCCGGTGGCGCTGATACGATTTTCGTACCGTGATACGATTTTAGTAATATTTACAACGGCTTAGTATTGATCTATCTTGCCGGTCATCAACGCAAGGAAAGGAACATCGCTATGGAATTGTCATTCGGTATCGAGCCCCGCGAAACGTCGTACCTGCTTCGCCAGCGGGTCGGCTTCAATGTTGATCGACACAGCCGGGAAGCGCTCTTAGTCATCGGCCGTTGCTCTTGGTTGCTGACTTGGTAGCTTCCGCAGCGCCGGCACGGGATGCCAATTCGACGGCATCCCAAAACGGATAATTGTGGGTCGCGTACATCGCTTCCAAGGCGGTCAAGCTGGCTTTTACTCGCTTTTGCCATGCCTTTGCCGCAGCCGGCGACACGGCCTGATTGCGCAAGATGCCGACGCTGCCACGGGCGCTTTCGTGAATTTCTTCGGCGCGCGGTGGCCAGTGGTCGTCGCCATGCATGCGGCGGCGTAACACTTCCTCGACTGTCTCGGCCTCGCTAACCTCAAACTCGAAATCGGCATCTGTGGCGTAGCCGCAGCCCCGGCAAACAGGGCAGCGGTCATCCTGGGTTTTCGTCCAGATGAATGAACGTCCGGTGCCGAGACACGCGCCGCAGCGGTGCCAGTCGGAAAAGGCGACGGACGCCACGACGCCTTCTCCGCATTCTTCACAACGACAATTCAGGTCGGCCATGTCGTAGGTCGGGACGCCGCAACACGGGCAACGGCCAATAGGGGCGGTCGCGAACAGCTTTTCAACGGCGGTCATCAGAAATGAACCCCATAAAATTCGGCGTCGGAAATCTGCTTTTCGCGGGTCCGCCGGCCGGGATCGCCATAGGTCGGGTGGAATAGATCGTAATCGCCACGGTCGCGGCCGGCGGCGAGAAGCCGGCTTGCGCTGGCGGCACGGCGTACCTTGTTCATGACGACGGCCGCCTCGCCGCCGCCAAGTAAAAGGTACTGGAACGCATCGGCCACATGGGAACTGTCGTTCTTGGCCGGTTCCTCGCTATAGGACAGGCCGTTGCCGGAATGCGTCTGCTTGTAGTGATAGCCGCCGTTGCACGCCTTGCGGAACGCCTCGCAGTCCGGGGAAATCAGAATGCCGGGCTTGCCGTCCACCAAGCGACCGAACGCCGCCAAGCATGCTTCAAGCCTCATTGCCCAACTATTTTCGCCCGGTGCGGGACGGACGCGCCAGCCCGTGTGCTCGGCCATGACTTCGATGGCCGTCCTTTCGTCCACCTGGCTGCGCTGGCTTCCTGCCGGGTCGGCATAGACGCCCGCGACGGCAAAGCCGGGATAGCGTTGCGCGACGTGCGCCGTTAGCTGTTGCGAAAACCGGATAACGCCCGTGTCCTCGGTGACGACTTCGGACAGGATATGCCAGCGGCCATCCGCAAGGCGCTGGCCAATGACGGCGGCCGGGGTAAGGCCGAAATCGACGCCTATCAGTAAGGGCAGGTTCGGCACGGGCTGCAACGGCTGTTCGGCAATGTGCCGGAGGTCGCGGAAATTGTGAAAGACGGGCTTGCCCTCGATCAACCGACCATATTCGCCGTTCACATAGACCTTGATCCACTCGGGGTCTTTGCCGGCCATGATGCGCCGATAGTAATCCGCACCGCCGGGGAGGTTATCGAGATTTTCCGCCTCGGGACTAAGGCCGCCGGGTTGCCGGAAAAGCTCAAAGCCGGCCGGCCTGTCCACTTCGAACATGCGGAAGAACCAATGATCGTCGGCGGGCGGGTTCGTATCGAGGATCACGCCCGACCATGTCGGGCCGCCCATGGCCTTCGAGGGGTAGCGGCCAACGCGGGCGGTGACGGCGTCGAAAATCGTTTTGGGAAGCTCGCGAGCCTCGTTTAGCCATGCGCCCGTCAATTCGAGCGACAACAGCTTTTTTACGTCCTCGGCTTTATCGAGAGCTAGAAAAATTACTTCCAAGTCGAGATCGGAAGTTTTGAGGGTGTAGGTGACCGGCGGATTATGGTTCACCTTGCCGGCATAGCTGGCCACCCAATCCTTGAACGTCTTCAAGGTGGTCAGGGTAAGCTCGGGATAGGTGTTGCGGATGACCGCCCATCGGGAATGCCGCTTCCCATCCGGGGCCGGTGCCTGTTCGCCCGCGCGGCGCATAATCTCCATGACGCATGCGCTCGACTTACCGCTGCCAAATGGCCCCATGATCGCCCGCACAAACGCATCGGACGCATGGAACGCGTCAATGGTCGGGCCGGCTGTCTGGTAGGCGACAACATGCGGGGCGACGCTACGGCCACGGGCTGAATTACTCGGCATGTTGAGCCTCGATCAATACAGGCTCGGGCGCGGCGTCGGCATGCGGCTTCGGCGTGAAGTCGGGAAACACAAAGGACACGCCGCCGGTGGCGTTCAAATCTAGCTTGTCGGACAGGTGGCCATGCAGTTTCGCCAGCGTTTCAGCCGCTTTGACCATGGCATTCGCGTTATTGGTCTGCCGGGCGAAGTCCAAGGCGGCAAGCAAGGTGTTATGGGCTCGCTCGAAATCGTAAAGTGACTGGTTGGCCAAGATTTCCCGCAGATCGGCAATTGCTTTGGCCACCGCCGGGTCGGCTAGAAGGCGTCGGGCGGTGAGCTTCGCAATGCCGCTATATCCTGCCGCTTTCGCGGCCTGCACGGGGGTGCTGCCGGCCGCTATGGCGCGAATAAAATTTTGCTGGCGGGTCACGAAAGGCCGCAACAGGTCGGCCACGCGGCGCGCGTCGGCCGGGGAGAGCGCCGGGCTGTCTAGGCTGTACGGCGGCGAGGGAAGGGCGGGTACGGGGTTAGTCATAGGGGCGTCTTTCGAAAGGCGAGGGGCCGCGCGCGAGGCGATATATCGGCGAATGGGAACTGGTTTTTGCCGAGACGTTTGAACTTTGGCCCCCCACCGGGCCACACTCCCCCTCCGGCGGAAAGCATGCTTGTGAATGCGTTGCCGATCATGACTTCACGGCCGCTTCGCCTGGCTGGCATAGAACATAAGCGCTTGGCGTTCCGTGGTCCTCGCCTCGTGCAAGGGGTGACGAGGATTAAGGATCGCGTCCAAGTATCCGGGGCTTGCTTCGAGCTCGGCGAGGCGGATTTTCGCCGTGGCCGGATCGTTCGGAACCAATATCCTGCCGGTGGCATCGAGGTTCAAGCTGGCTATGCTGTTGGGAGGGGCGGAGGTCATGTCAGTTCCTTTCAACCGGGGCGTCGGCCACGGCATTGCGGCTGGCCTCTAGTGCCGCCAGTTCCGATTGTTCATGGTCGATTGCATCATCCAGCGCGCGCAACCGGGCTTGCTCGGCATCAATGGCGGCGTCTAGCGAATGCAACCGGGATTGTTCGGCGTCCGCTTCGACGTAATGACCATCGTCCTGTAGCTTCTTGATCGACTGCCGGGCCGCGTCTCGCTCGGCGGTGAGAGTGGCGAGCGTGGTCATGCCGCTTCCCTTTCTTTCAGGGCTTCAACGGCCACGCGGTTGCGGCTGATACGGTCGGCGAGGCGGTTACCATCCACTCTAGCCTCTCGGCCGCTCGGGTATATCCAAGGCAAGCCGGCACCAATGAGGGAATAGACAATGCCGCTGCGTACCTCGTCGGTCGGGGCTTCGCCGGCAACGATGCCAGCGCCTTTGACCGGCATGACGGCAAGCTTCTGGTCTATTGTGCGGCCCAATTCCATAAGCTTGTCGGCACCCTTGCCGACTGCCCGAATGGCCTTTTCGATAGTCTCGGCGGCGGCGCTGCGCTCGGCAAGCAGGGCATCCACTTCCACCCATTGCGCTGCCAGCTTTTCGCTGGCGGCTTCGGCCTCGATTGCCGCCCGGCGCTCTAGCAGGGCGCGGCCACGCTGTTCCTCAAAGGCAATCTCATCATTCAGCGCGTGAAGCTCGGCAGCAGCGTCACGCGCCGGCCGGTCGGCACCTTTCCTGAGATTTTCAGAGATTGAGCGCTGTAGTTCTTTTCGCCGACTGGCAAGTGAGGCGGCGGTTTGCCGGGAATTTTCAATGTCGGCATCTATTGTCGAAAGGGGAGGCACGGGTTTCGCTCCATAAATGTGCGGTTGAAAATCGAAAGTCTCAAAATCATAGCATGGGACGTAGAAAAAGTCATCAAAATCAATATGTTACTGATAGTTCCCGTTTGCTACCGAATGCTAATCGGCAGGGTACCCATTAAAGATTTGTGATCGGCCTCGCCGGCCACGGGCGGGCCAGTTCCGGCAAGCATCTTGCGTTTTTCGAAAGGGTATTACATATTAGTCAACGTTCGTTGACAGGAATGTTACACCATGGCCGAGAGGGCATTCATCGCCTATTACCGGGTCAGCACCGCCAAGCAGGGTGCTTCCGGTTTGGGATTGGAAGCGCAACGCAAAGCGGTTGCGGACTATTTGAATGGTGGCAACTGGCGGATCGCTGTCGAGTTCACCGAAGTCGAAAGCGGACGCAAGGCGGCACGGCCGGAACTTGAAAAGGCGCTAGCGGCAGCGCGGTTGCACAAAGCGCCTTTGATCGTTGCCAAGCTGGACCGGCTGACGAGATCAGTGGCGTTCCTGTCTCGATTGCTTGAGGCCGGGGTGGAAGTCCGGTTCTGTGATCTTCCGCAAATCGAAGGACCGCAAGGGCGCTTCCTCCTCAATTCCATGGTGGCCGTAGCCGAATTGGAGGCGGGCCTAATCTCGCAACGTACAAAGGCGGCATTGGCGGCGGCCAAGGCTCGGGGG